CTGGTCTCAGAACGGTATCAGCTGATATATCCAGAGACGAACAGATACACGTGGCCACTAATAGCCTTGTATGTCTCGATATGGGCTTATCTTGGAGTAAATCTCTGGATAAACTTAGGAAAGCCACCATTAACTGGATCATGGAGCCATTAGGTAAGAATACCTATGGCGATAAATATTTAAGTAAAAAATTTTGGCTGGATTCTAGCGATAATCTTATGTATAACGGCAAAGCTCCTGAGCTAGTCGAAACAAAGTCAGCAAGAATGCCAGCGTTCTTTGAACATAGTAATGTCAACCTCCCGCAATATTCTTGAGCCGATCCTTGGACCTACTCTTGAATCAGTCCTCTTTGAACTAGAGGAAATCCATCCACCACTTAACCCAAACCCAGATGAAAAGATGGAACAAATTATGTATCGCTCTGGACAACGTTCAGTTGTGGAGTGGATAAGAAATAGAATTAGTGAGGAAGAATAATGGCAACATACGCTGATCAATATATACAAGGTCAATATTCTAATTTCACTAAAGATCAAGCCCTGGAAGTAATAGGGGATGCTCAACAATGGAACAAACTTGCTGTTGAGGATCGTAAAACATTAGTAGCGATCAACAACCCATCATTGTGGGGAGGGTTTGATCCAGAGGGTCCAAGAGGTGAGAATTATGTTGCGCCAGAGGATAAATTTGATTGGGCTTCATGGGATTCATACCAAGCAGTTGATCCTTTCGAAGGAAGGTGGCAAGACAGAAGCCATGGTGATAGAGCCGCAGAAAATATCTGGCAACAGAGCGCGTTAGATAATCTAACGTCTTTCGCTGAATCATCTGGTCTTGGTGAATGGAACCCTTCAGAGGCAAGTACACAGGCACATACGATTACTGACAATAGGAGTCATTGGAATAGACAAAGCGAAAACCAGTGGCAGCAATCTCAGATTAAAGACCTACAGAATTGGGCTGCAAGTGCAGTTGTACCTGGATCTGAATTTCCTAATATAGAATTTAACCCTTGGAAAGATGATTCTTATTTACGTTGGGGAGACCGAAGCCATACGGATAGAAAGGTAGAGAATGAATGGCAACAAGGGGCTATTGGAAACTTGCAAGAGTTCTTTGGTCAGCTGGAAGGAGCAGTAAATCCTAGAGTTACACAAGCACAAGAGTCAGCAGCAGAGGCACAGTACGAAGAGGACACTACATTCACAGATGTACTAGGGAATGAAGTAAATCAAGATGCTAATACTGTTGCTGATACAACTACTGATACTGTTGCAGAGACCACCGTCGATCCTGTAGATCAAGCTGTATCTACTTTGACTGGTGAACCAGCACAGACATATGACTACGATCAGTTCCTATCGGACATGGCAACCTATCAATCTGGTCAACCTGTACAGGAAGAGTATGTACCTAAAGATTCTTTTGAAGATTTCATAGGATATATGAGGCAGTACTCAAATATGGGTGGGTTTGGTGGACCAGCTCAAGCTCCATCTTATGGTTACGGAACTTATGCTCCTTACACAGGTGGTGTGCAAGCAGCTAATCCATATAACAACTTCACCAATTGGATGAATGCTTTTAAATTTGATGATAGTGCTCCAGCAATCTCTACTAATTTAGTAAACTTATAAATAACAATGACAGCAAAAACTAGGTATGATTATTTGTCAAGCGACCGTACCCAGTTTCTAGACGAAGCAGAACAAGCGTCAGAATTAACTCTTCCATATTTAATACTTAAGGATCAATACACCAAGGGGATGAGACATCTTCCTACACCTTGGCAGTCAGTTGGAGCTAAGTGTTCAGTGACATTAGCAGCAAAATTAATGCAAGCTATGCTCCCTGTACAAACCAGTTTCTTCAAGCTACAGGTAGATGAAAGTCAACTTGGTCAGGAATTTGGTCCACAGATTAAATCAGAACTAGACTTATCTTTTGCAAAGATTGAACGCACAATCTTAGAAGCTATTGCAGCTTCTGGGGATCGTGTTGCTGTGCATGAAGCTCTTCTACATTTAGTAGTTGCAGGTAATGCGCTTATCTTTATGGGTAAGGAAGGTCTGAAGTTATTTCCGCTTAACCGCTACGTTATAGAACGAGATGGTAACAGCAACGTGATTGAAATAATTACAAAGGAAACAATTGCTAAAAAATTAATAGAAGATCAACTACCAGAGGATGTACTTAATCAGTACGACACAGTGGTTGATGGATCTGATGATAGCGTTGAGGAATGTGATATTTACACCCACGTCACAAGAGACAACAACAGATACGTCTGGCATCAGGAAGTACATGGAAAAATACTAGAAAAATCCTACGGGAAATCTCCTGTTGATGTAACACCTTGGATAGCACTGAGATTTAATTCAGTTGATGGAGAGGATTATGGAAGAGGAAGAGTCGGCCAATTTATGGGTGACTTAAAATCATTAGAAGCACTGTCTCAAGCTCTCGTTGAGGGTTCAGCAGCTGCAGCAAAAGTTGTGTTCACAGTATCACCTAGCTCTACGACTAAACCAAGCACTCTTGCTAGTGCAGGTAATGGTGCAATTGTGCAAGGTAGACCTGATGACATAGGAGTCGTACAGGTGGGTAAGACCGCTGACTTCAAAACAGCATTTGAAATGATGCAACAACTAGAACGTCGTATTAATGATGCGTTCTTAGTTATGCAAGTTAGACAAAGTGAACGCACTACAGCAGAAGAGGTACGCCTCACACAGATGGAGTTAGAACAACAGTTAGGAGGATTATTTTCACTACTTACTACAGAGTTCTTACTACCATATCTAAATAGAATACTTAATCAATTCCAAAAGACTGGAAAGATACCACGCTTACCAAAAGATATAGTTAAACCTACTATCGTAGCTGGTGTTAACGCTTTAGGCAGAGGTCAGGATAGAGAAAGCTTAGGTCAGTTCTTACAGATCGTTGCTAACACAATGGGTCCAGAGGCTGTACAGAAGTTCATCAATCCCGAGGAAGTGATTAAGAGATTAGCAGCTGCATCAGGAATAGATGTATTAAATCTTGTCACTTCGATGGAAGAGATACAACAAAAGGAACAAGCTGCACAACAAATGGCTATGCAACAACAACAGTCAGAACAACAAACTGCAATGATGAAGACTCCAATGATGGACCCATCTAAGAACCCTGCATTAGCTGAACAAATGGAACCACCACCACCTGAACAAGAATGAGCGAAACACAAACATACACATATGATGCTGCTGCTGAGACAGTAACTACAGAAGACAACCTAACTCCAGATGAACAAGAATCACTTCAAGTTGGAGAAGAGATGGAGTCTCAAGAGGAAACTCTTTTAGCTGGTAAATATAAGAATGCAGAGGAGTTAGAGAAAGCTCATATAGAACTGCAGAAAAAACTAGGGGAAAAATCTGAAGAGGTTTCAGAAGAACCCGAAGCAAAACAAGAGGAAGAGAAAGAAGAACCAACAGAATCTACAGAAAATATTTTAGATGAACTTTGGTCTAAATCTAAAGATAATAAATTAGATCAGGAGACATTTGATAAGCTTTCAAAAATGAGTCCTGTTGAGATAGCTAAGTTAGCTATGCAACAACGTCAAGCATCTGAAAAGAATACTCCTAGAGAATTTACAGAGAAAGATGTAGAACAGATTCATGGATTTGTAGGAGGTTCAGATAACTACAACAATATGATGTCTTGGGCGCAACAGAATGTGCCTGAACAAGAGATCAATATGTATGACACAGTGATGGATTTAGGTAATCCAGTTGCTGCTTACTTTGCTGTACAAGCACTAGCTCTTAAGTATCAAGATCAAGCAGGTAGGGATGGAAAGATGGTTACAGGAAAAGCACCTAAGTCAACAGCTGATACCTTTAATAGTCAAGCTGAAATGATTAAAGCTATGGAAGACGATAGATATAACGATGACCCTGCATATCGTCAGGCAATCATGGAGAAACTAGAACGTTCAAACATTAATTTTTAACAATGCCATACGGACCAGGAACATACGGATCAAAGAAAGGTAGACCTAAGAAAGGTACAAAGAAAAAGTAGGTAGACATGGCGACCTGACAGTTCATCATCGCCATTCACCTATCTTTCAAATCAATGACAGTTATAACCGAATACGGTAAACAAAACATTTTTGCAAACGAAACACCTCC